TACCTGGTTGATAAGACATAACTCTTTTTGATTGTCTTATGACTTTATCGCCACTAGCTGTAGTTACATTTAAATTAACTGTAGATTTATTAGCAGTATAAGTAACAGTTCCTGATCCAGTTAAAGATTCATCAAAAAGATTATTTTTTGACATGATATTTCCACTATCAAAAATAGTAAATGGATTAGATACTCTTAATCTTCCAAATGCATCATAAGCATTTGACCCGTCTCCACCACCTATTACTGTAGGCTCTGTATTTACATTATTACACGCAGACATTAATACCTCGTATTAAACCAATTAAATCTTTCTATCTCTTGTTTCAATTCTTCTTGAAATGCAAAATTTAATTCTGTTTTTAATGTTGAAATAGATTGTAGAATTTGTCTTTGATTTTCTACTTCGTATTCTTGTTTTGGTTCAGGTATGTATGCAGTTACTTTAGCCATTAAAAAAATCCTGCTGTGTCATCAGTTCTAAAACTACCTCTATCTCTACTAGCTATGTCTGCATCACCTCTTCTACTTCCACTACCACCTGGTCCTACACCTACATCAGAACCGGCTTCTGCTCTTTTTTCTGCTCTTTTTGCTTGAACATAGTCTTTTAAAGTTGGTGATAAAGCAAACGTTGTACCTCTTATTTTTTGATTTAAACTTTTTATACCTTGTAATCCACCTCTAAGTATATTCATTGGTGTTGGTAATTTACCAAGTAAATTTATAATACCAGTTATTGGATTTCTGTTTTCAAAATATTCTTGTAGATTTGCTGAATCTCTAAATGATTTTGGTTGTGGTGTAAATGTTTGACCTAAAACTCTATTTTGATCTGCTATGGTTCTAGGAGTTTGATATCCTAGACCTGTAACACCTGTGTATGGTGCTATGATCTCTTCAATTATTTGATCTTCTTCATCTTCTTCTTGTATAGTTCTTGTGATTGGATAATCAGTTTGAAATGGATCTCCTATAGGTTGATAGAAATCTTGCGGCACATTCAAAGATGGTTCATTGAAATATATTGATTGTCTAGGTTTACCCACTCTTGGATTAAATAAACTACCTACACCAAACTCTTGTGGAAAAGATGAAGACATAGAAGGTTGAAGGTTATCTGCATACATAGTTGAATATCCATAGGAAGGTGAATCTGGATTATAAGTAAAAGAATTATAACCAAGATCTAAAACATTAGTAGGTTTCATTGGATCTTGATATAGACCTTCATATGCAAAACGAGGATCGTTTTGTATTCTATAAGTCTCTAATAAATCGTATAATCCACCCATTATCTTCTCCCGTCCGGTCTTACATCTACTCTTAATGTTCCATAACGCCAAGTTTCACCTACGGCATCATTTTCTATTTTAATTGAAAGCAATCTTCCTCTTGCTCTAGTATCCACTTTATCAGTAGATGATGTAATTGTAAAGGGACCCAAGGGTGAACTTGATGCTGTATCTGTTGGATAATTATTTAATAACAACGTTATTTTTGAATTACCCGTTAATACCTGAAAGTCTGGTACAAAACGTTTCATGGACATGATAAATTCACCATCTCCTCTAAAGTCAGCGAGTCCGGTTGTGCCTCCTAACGCACTTCGTCTTGCAGCAATATCAAAATCACCAGATTGGATATATGCATTAATAGATGTAGTACCTGATGAATTAACTTGATCGGTTCCAGTTTCATGAGCATAGTAAGTTGATGCTCCATAAGTATTTGTAACTCCTTGAATATCAAAATTGGGTGTTGCTGTTTTATTATATTCAGTTGCATAAGGCACATTAAATACTCCAGTGTCTGCATATGTTGATCTTGCAAGTGATCCGGTTGTCCAACAGTTTTCACCATAATTATATGTTACACATCTATCAATTTGATCTGAACCTGCTTTTGGGTAAAACCAAGTTACTTCATTATATAAAGTATTGTGTTCACCGTAGATAGTTTGTGATGCATCATAATTAATTCCTAAATTGTCTCCTGTAGTTGTAAACACAAAGTCTTCTACTAAACATGGAAGTGCTTTAACTGTACCATCATAAACAAAGAATCCACCTTCACCAGACATCCAAAATATTGCACCATTAGAATAACTAACTGCATTCTGTCCAATAGCTCCACAATTGGTACCCACCTGTCTAACTGAAAAAGTAAATGGTGGCCCTACAAATTGAATTACATATGCTGCACTGTCTGTTAATACAAATACATAATCTTTACCTTGAATAGCAGCCATAATCATATTACCTGTGTCCAGTCTAAATGTACCTGCAGTGTTTGTCGCTGTAGGGGTATAAGTATTATAATCTTCTTGATTTGAAAATCTAATAAACATTGGATCCTGAGTCGATGAATTTCCAATTGTTGTTTCAGTTCCAAAATGAAATAAATGTCTATCTCTATCGGATACTAAAGTTAATCTCGATGTAGTAGGTGCACCAGTCATAATTGTTGCTCTATTAGTTCTTGGATTAGATGCTCCTGCATCCCAAGTAAATGTTTTACCATTGTGAATAGTTGCAACTAATATTTGACCAAAGTTATCAAGACTCCAGAGGCCTGGATCCAGAGTCACGTTACTAGTTGTTCTTTCAGTACCCCATGTTGACACGTTCCAGGCATCAGTACCCCATCCATAACCTGCAGTTTGAAATGTTGGACCAACAACTACATAAGGATCTATTTGTGCAGAACCTTGAGTTGACATACCAGTACCACCTTCATTTGCTGGCATCGTAATATCAAATGTGTTAGTTTGAACATTAGATATTTCAAAAGTATTATCTTGAAACTGTGCTACAGTAAAATTAGTTTCTCCACCACCTGGTAAAGATACAGAAGAAAATTTTACATATCTTCCAACACCTAAACCATGACCTGTTTTATTAACAGTTACAGTTGCAGAACCAGTTGTTGAACTAAATGTTGCGCCAGTGATTGCCGTGTCGAGTGGAGTAATATCAAAAAAATCTTCACCGTAATATAAAAATAAACCTTGTGAAGTTCCAATTGCTGCATACTGTTCTCCTGCTAAAGAAGTCCATACATGTTGAGCTCTTGCTACTCCAGGAAGTGTTAAATCATCTGTAGTAAGTTGTGACCAACCTCCTATTTTTTCAGGAAGTCCATACCTAAATCTAACAAAATCACCATCAGTCCATTGAGACTCCGCTCCTGATTGTGTTATTTGTTTGTTAAAACCAGGTTTAAATTGTAGTTTCTGTAACATAGCACCTCATTATACATGCTTTTTGTTATTTTGATAGCTATAATATTATAAAGGATGCAGTAACGTGGTGTGGTGGTATTACTGCATCCATCATAAGATTATATCACTATAAAATCAAAGTATCAACTCAGCTAAATCCCGATTTGGACCTATTTTACCTTTTAGGAAAGTATTAAATGCAAGACTTATTCTAGTATTAGAACCTTTTTTAATATCTACTTGATGAGTTGTAGAAGACGGAAACATTATTATTTTACCAGTTTCTACAGGAAAAAACCAAGAGCCAGAATTATAGGGGTTATATTTATTTTCATTAATTTCTGGAGATATTTGCTTGTATGATACTGGATTAAAAAATTTTATTGAATCATTATCTTTATCTGAATCGATATACAAAACACCTGATGCAAATGAATTAGGGTGTTCGTGTTTATGATGATATTCATTTTCTTCTGTATAATTTAACCAAGACTGAGTTACATAAATTTTTATATCTCCCTTTGGACAAACAATATTATTTAAATAACTTTGACAAACTTCGTCCACAAATTGTTTAATATTTTTAAGTTCAGGTCTATTTAAAATATAATTATCTTTAGTATGAATATTACCTGAATTATTTACACAATAATTTTTTTGATCATTTACAAATTCTAATTCTTCTTTTGTAAACTCTCTATCTATACCTGTCATGTAAACAGGAATTGGAAATAATCCATGAATTTTATAATCTTTCATTAATAACACCAAGATACAAATGAATATCTTGTTCCTTTTGTAACTGGTTTAACTAAATGTGGATATA